CTCCGTATGCGTTTGAACAGTTAAGGGCACGAATTGTACCACCTGATTCTGTATTTAAACCTTTATCACAATAGTATGTGAAGACTGATACTAACTCAGCACGACCACCATTGACAACTGAAACACCTTTACCATCTGTATTAATTTGAGTAAAGTCATTTGAAATCATTGACTTGTTACCAGTCGCTTGAGCATTACCATCAATCATTATACCTGTAGTACCTGTATTAACAGAAGTACAGTTATGAATATATGGCGAAGCAGTTGTAATTGCACCACTAGGGTCAAGAGATACTACATTAGCACCTGTTGTCATACCTTGCATAGTCATAAATGAAATGTAGTTTGCATTGTTCGTTAAGAACATTGAAGTTACATTGTTTGCTTTAACACTTGCAACTTTCATAGTTAGAGTAGCGCCACCGCCACCTCCTAATAAACCGTCTGCAATAGTTAAGTCATCACCAACTGCAAAGTAACAACCACCAAAAGTTGGTGTTACCGTAATTGTAGATGAACCATCAATTACTACTGTTGCTTTTAAACCTACACCTGAACCACTTGCTGTTGTAACTGCAATGTTAGTATATGTTCCTGGTGTTCTTGAAGCGTCATTAGCTCCAACTGTACCGATAGTTAAACATTCTGTTGAGTTACCAGCTGCTGGTTCTACTTTTGTTCCTCTTAAAGAGTCACCGAAAATTGTTACATTAGGTGGAACTCTAATTGGGAAAGTTTCTTCGTAAGTACCACCGTTAACTCTAATAGTATCACCACCTGTAATTGTTTCTACAGTAAATGTGATAGCTGCACTTGGACTTCCAACCACATTGGCTGCGATTGTAGCAGTATTTCCTTCTGCCCAACCTTGTCCGTTTTTAACGATTGTAATTATTGGTGCTGATGAACCGTCTGTAGTTACATCTGCAAGAGTACCTGTACTTGAACCACCTGTTACTGAAACACCTCTATATGTTCCTGGTGTTCCGCCTGTACCACCTGAAATTGCACCCATTTGAGAAATACCATTGTAAGTAGCCATTTGACAAGCTTTCTTAATACTTGCAAAAGGTAATTCTTCTGTACCTGGATTTGAATCTGAACCTTGAGCACTTACATATAATTGTTGACCATGATTTGGCGAAGCATATTTTAATGTAAGACCATCTGCACCAACAACTAATCTATCACCAGCACGACCTATTGGTAATCTTTGTGCTTGTGTTCCGTCTCTAGTGATTAAATCACCTTCAGCAGACATAACACCTGCTGGGTCACCTTGGGTATATAATGCCCAATCAGAACCTAAAGCAGTTGGTAGAACATTTTGGTTATCTCGTTTTGCTCTATAAGTTGAATTTTGATATATTACTGTTTGACCAATTAAGTAAGCAGTACCACCTGAATAATCACCTTGTAGTGATACACCTTCTACTAATAAATCAGCGTAAGATGTATTAGTTGGTAATTGACCTGCTGATGTAGTAACTTTAAATACATAAACATTACCACCGTAGTTTACAACATCTCCAGTTTCATAAACTGTTCCTGAAGCCCATGTACCCTCTACTTTAAAACCTGTTGTTAAAACTTTCCAATAACTTGCGTTGTTATATGGTGTTTGGCCAGTTGCAGCCGCTTCGGCGATATAAGAATAACCACCGTAAGTTACGATATCTCCAATTTGATAAGCAGTTGAGTTTGACCAACTGTCTTCAAATTCTACACCGCCAACATATAAACTGAATTTATTGACATCTAAAACTGTTGATGAACTAGTATGTGCTGAAGTACAAATGTAAACACTTGAACCGTATTTAACAAGGTCATCTACTTTGTAAGCAGTTGAATTGGCATATGTGCCTTTCCATTCTTGACCTGCTGTTAATTTATTCCATTTACTAGCTGCTAAATCTGTTTCGAATGTTCCTGATGTATGGTTGAGCAAACAGGCAAAGGCATTACCACCATACGAAACAATGTCATCTTTAATATAGGCAGTCGAAGTCGCCCAATTACTTTTGTATGTAAATTTTAGTCTACCTAAAACAAAATCTGCCATTTGTTATCCTTATGCTTTCCAGTTTTCAGTTGCGCCATCTTGACCATCATTGTAAGTATAGTTGTTCATGTATCTTGCAACTAAAAAACCATTACTATTTAAGTAATATGTTAATTTGTTATTATCAAATCTCGAACCATCATAATATTTCGCACCACCATTATTCTCATGTTCACTTATGCCCGAGTCTGTTGTTCCTTTTTGAGAAGCGTTTTTGGTTCCTGCGTCAACATCTTCTATTCCACCAAATGCAATATCTGAACCATCTGTCAAATCTACACTATCAGAACCGGCGAAATGTGCTTTAGTATAATACAATAAACCGTCAGCGTCTTTTCTTAAACCATGAAAAGCGTACTCTTCATTGTCTGTTTTAGCTGCTGTGCTTTGTTGTTTATTTACTAAAAATGACATATAAAAAACCTTCTCTTTGTACTATTTATACCTTTTTTTAACTCACTTCCAAAATAGAAGCAAATGCTTCTACATCTGGTGCTGATGAATCCATACTTACTTCTGCAACCACTCTTATAATATCGTTTTGTTCTAAATTGATAGGTTTATCCATCATTAGAGTATCACCTTGAGCAATTGATACAGACTTGGCCAAGTATTTAAATGTACTGCCACCGTCTGTTGTACACAATACATCTACATTAGCAGTATTAACTGCTGACTTGTTAGTTACATATAAAGCATGAATAACTCCACCACCACTCGTTCCAGCCGTGTACAAATTCGCACCTGCGCCGTTTACTGTTGGTACTGTTAATCCTGCGTTTTTAAATGCACTTGCCATTCTTTATCCACCAAATACTATTGCAAAAGCAAGACTATCACCTTCTGTTGATAATGCCTCACCTGTTGCGTTTGTTAAATTTCCAGTAGTAACAATGGTACCAGATACATTTGGTATCAATACCGTGTTATCACTAGTCGGATTGACCGCTCTTACATATGTTTCGTAAGCGTCGGAAGTCCCTTCAAAAACTAAATCACTATTATTTAATTTAATAGGGTTTGTAGTTTCAAATCCACTAGCAGTTACCTGTTGCAAAGTAATAGCAGCGGCACCACCAATTTCTACGATTGCATTGTTACTATCTTTACCGTAAAATTTCTTATCAGCAAAGTTAACTGCAATCTCACCTTGTACCAAATCTCCTGTTGCTGGTACCGAGGTAGCTGTGAAACTTCTTTTAGGTTTAAGAACTGTAGCCATTTAGTTTACTTCTTCAATTGTTTCTTAATTCTTGATACTAACTTAGCTTTTGTCAGTCTTCTATCTAATTCTATACCTAACTTTCTACCTAGTTTTTCTAATTCTACTTTTGTTTTTTTATTTAAGTCTTTAGTATTAACTTCCATTGATTTTTTTAACATCAATGGTTTCTTTTTTGCATAAGTTTTAAAGTTAAAACCAGGGGCTCCTTTAACAAAAAAATCTATAATTCTACTCCACATTAATATGTTCCTCCATCAATCGTTGTAACTGTAACTGCACCCGAAGCAACTGCAAAGTTGTCCGAATGAAAAGAAGCCACACCAATATTTGATGTAGTTGCTAATTCACCAGCGATTGTTAATTTATTACCAGTAGCAGTAGTATTTAATCCTTCTCCTGCTAAAAATTCTAATACTTGACCAAGTCTAACTTGACCTTGTGTTGATGATTCATCTGCAAAGTATAATGGGTCAGTAAGTTTAGCACTTGAAATTGAACCAGCTAACATTGCGTCTGTAATACCTGAAGCTTTAACTCTTAATGCGTCTGAACTAACTTCAATTGAAGAATCATCTACTTCAACATCCATTTGGTTACCAGTTTTACTTAAAGCTGCACCTGCTGTAATTTGACCTGCACCAGAGAATTGTGATACATCTAAAGCAGTTGAACCAAATGTTGGAGCGCCTGTGTGTGTAAATGTATAACCGTTATTGGCGTTAGCAGTACCTTCTTCAACGAATACGAAAGAACCACCTGTTAATTCTGCTGGTTGGTCTTCAGGAGTTGCTCTTGTTAAAACCCAATTTGATGAGTTTGAACCTACATTAGTTACAACATAGATACCGTTTTGAGCAGCTGTTGATTGGTCTTTAACTAAAACCCTATCTGCAACACTTGGCGAAACACCATCAAGTGATAATGTTGCCTGTGTACCAGAGTTTGTTAAAGTTGCACCTACACCTGAACTTCCGTTTGAATAAGTTGCTGTTAAGTTAGCAGTTGTACCAACTCTACAAGATGGTTTAGTATCTAAACCTTGAGCAACTTGGTCAACATAAGCTTTGTTTGCTAATGAGTTAGTTGTAAAACCACTTCTATCTTCGTAACCACTAGGAACTGTAACTGTACCTGTTCCGTGAGGAGTTAAAGTAATATCTTTATTTGAAGCAGTTGTAGATACATCTTGACCGTTAAGTGTTAAATCGTCAACTACTAAACTTGTTAAACCTGCAAATGCTGTTACCGTAGCACCTAGGTTAACTTGCGTTGAACCTATTGTAACATTTGGATTTGCTATGTTTGCGTTTGAAATAGCAGCAGAACCAGATAAGTTAGAGTTAGTAATATTGGTTGCTGATATTGTTAATTTGTTTGCTGATAAAGCAGTTGTAATACCTGAACCACCTTCGAAATCAAAAATTTCGTTAGTAGCATAATCTTCTGTAGCATTACTGTCATCTTGAAAAGTTAAAATCTGGTCAACTGTAGCGAAATCTAAATTACCTGAACCGTCTGTTTTAAGGAATTGGCCGGCAGAACCATCTCCGTCAGGTAGTACGAATGTTGTTGTTGAAGTAACTTGATTAGGTGCTTTAAGTCCTATAAACGCCGTACCATTGTTAGTACCTTCGTTTAATTTTAAAGTACCACCATTACTTGCGTGGTTACCAACGATTACCTCGTCAACAGCTTTGTTGCTGTCAACTAATATTGCTGAATTTGCTGTTAATGTTCCGGTAACATGGTCTAATAACGCTGTAAAATATTTACCACCGATTACATCAATCGAGTTTGCGTCACCGTTTCCGTCAACACCACCAGTACCAATGAAAAATCTATCACCGTTATTGGCCTGTGTTCCTGTTCCGTATGTATAAGCTGCTTCACCTAATTTTAGTGTACTAGGTGCTGAAGTTGCCGAACTTCTTTTGAGTTGTATTACTGTTGCCATAGATTAAAAACTTCCGCCGTTAAATGTTAATGTTCCTGTTGTCGTTACTATTTCGGTTCTAGCGACCCATTTAGCATCCGAAGAACGATACTGTATTAATGCACCATCATTTAAATCTGTCGTATCAACATCACCTAATAATTTTAATTGTAAAGAAGAATTATCAGCAGCTGCACCAGATGGTAGCGTTACTGAAACTTGTTGAGGTCCTGTGCTACTAGTATTAATCTTTGCTGTTATATCTGCCATTAATTTTCTCTCTCTTTACTATATTTATAAGAAATAGGTAGTTTAATTATAAAGAAACTTGAGGAGTAACGGTAATAATGCCTTCAATCACTCTAGTTATATTTCCACTAGAGGTTTGTGTGATTTCCAAGTCATAAACATAACGACCAGGAGATAGAGCTGCCGTTTGAGCGGCTGTCATAGTTAAGGCAACTAGACCACTTGAAGGCGTACTTGATACTGTAGCCGTGATTGTACTTCTAGTTTTTGTTGATTCGTAACCTTTTGCCATCTTGGCAGTTGCTGTATAACCTGTGAGGTCAAAAGCATTTGCGTTCAGGTCTTTGACTGTTACATCCGAAGAGAAATTTGTCCCTTGGTCTATAACTAAATTTGCTCTAGCAGCCATTTACTATTCCTTGTCTTTTTTAACTTCTGGTTCTTTATAATCTTTTAAACCTTCAACAATTTTACCATTGTAATAGTTAGTCAAAACATCAATTTTTTCCATCTCCATTTCAATTCTTACTCTATTTTGTTGAACTTCTTGTCTTGCCATAATGTGTCTTTTTACCGGTTCTGGTAACAAATTCTCATCATAGTCTTTTCCATCAATCTTGATACTCATGTTTTCTCCTTCATTGTATTATCAATATTACTATTTATACTCCTTTTTCAAAGGGTATTTCAAGGTCCTTTGGATAAATTAGTCTTTGACAACCACCATAATAGTCTTTCTTTGATGGCGTTACCCAATATCTGTCCTCACTTACTGTTAAATTACCACCATAATCTTCATTATAATGTTGAGCCCATAGTTTTAAAAACTTATGACCTCTTTGTCTGCTTACAAAGTAGAACTCATAATCATAATTCTCTTTTATAAACTGAATTTGTTGATGTAGAAATATTTGAGCTAAATGATATTCGCCGTCATACTTCTTTGTACCACCTTTTTCTCTAATATCTTTAGTGTAATAAAATCTATTTAAAACTCTAAACACATTTGGTTTCCAAGTCTCTCTATTATAGATACTTGATATAACCTTAACCTTATGGTCTTCGACACCTACTGTCAAAGCTAATTGGTCATCTAAATGAAAATTGCCCCAATTCTTCCACAATGGGTCAGATTGTTGCTTTAAGATATCATCTATTATTTTTTCAAACTGTATTCTGTATTCTGGCGTTAATTGGTCAGGTCTAGCTGTATAACTTTTTAATTTCATCTTGTTTGTTCTTCCAAGTTTCGGCCATAACATAAGCAATACTATACTTTTTATCATCAGCCGTACCTGCACCACCAATACCATTGTCATAAGTCATAAAATATTCTGAAGCTTCATAACCTAAATGTTTGACATGATAATCATTCAATGCTTCTCTTTGCAATGCGTAATTAAGTTGTACAGGATTATTTTCTTCATTCATCATATCAAACAAAATATTCTTTTTTAAGTGGTCAAGAAATACACCAAATTTTTTACCTCTATGATTTTTAGAAGTCCATTGACAAGAACTATACCAAGAATTTTTTAAACCTAATAATTTTTGAGGTTTGACTACATCTGTTCCTCTTCGAACACCCTCTTTCTTGCTAGCGCAAACATCAATAAAATATTCTACTGGCATTTGTCTAGCTGCATATGTAGCTATAACTTCGTCATCTTTCTTTAAAAGTAAAACAAAAGATTTCATTTGTCTAATTAAACCAAAAAATTCTCCTTTTGTTGCTAACTCTTCGTCATCAAAAAAAGTATCCATACCATAAGGGTAGTCATCTTTACTTTGAGACATAAGGTGTTTTTTCAGTCCAACTAAATCGTCTGAAATTTCTACATCAATACCGTTATCACTAAAATATTTCATTAGCTCTTTATGTATATTTGTAAATTGTGTTCCATCTAATTGGAACTCTTTGTGATTGTCTATAATCATAATTCTTTTACTACCTTTTTTCTAAACTCTTTTTTAAATAGAGCTTGAAATATAATTTTATATTGTGTCTCTCTATTCATGTTAACGACCCAATGTTTCTTTCCTGTGTTTGTCCACATTAAGCAACCCTCATATGAAGGCATAACCTTATTGTTAAAAACTGCCTCACATGAATCTACATGATTTAAACATAAGTTAAAAACATTACACATATCAAAAGCATGTAATTTTTCACCACCTAATAACGGTATACTGCCGTCTGGTATATCATCATGTTTAGTTACTATTCCACCTGGTTCTAAAGCAGTTACAAAAATATAACCAACATGTAAATATGGAAATATCGCACTTTCAAAAAACTTCTTTAAAGTAGGACTGAATTCTGCAATGTCTGTCCACTTTCTTTCATTCTTAATATAATTCCATCTGTCTTTATATTCCCATTCGTCTTTGTAAACAGGTTTAAATTTCAATATTTGGTCTTTACTAAAGCCTGTCTCATTAAGAAACATGGCCGTTCTCCAACCTCTCGCTTCAATTAACTGACTACCCTCTTCGGTACCAGGTAAAGAACGATTACTTTCATAATCATCATAACCCTTTTGATTGTCTTTATTACCACCATCAAAAGGTTTACTCCAATATTTATCAGGTATATTCTTCACATCTTCAAGAATCTCCTGTGTTGGCCAACTCCAAAACTTACTTATATCTACCCAATCATTATTTTGAGCAATGTGATAAAACTCTTTATTTTCCGTTCTCATTTTTCCATTCTAACCATTCATAAAATAAGGGCACTTTTGTGTCCTTTTTACTTCGACCCATCCATAGACTCTTTGTTGGTTGTAAGTCTAATTTTGTACAGAATGAGTCTGCCACATGTCTATATTTATCATAGAAGTAATCAGGCTTAAATCCAGTCAACTGATTTATCATACCAAGACCAACTAAATTGTTATATGATACATCTTTATACATTTCAAAATGTTTGATTGGTGTTTTAGAGTATAATATGCCTATTCTATGGTATTGTATACCAAACATCTTACTAAAACTAAAAGAAGCATAACTGACATTACTTAAATCATATGTACCTTGTAAACCACAATTACCTGCCCACGCAAGGTCTATGAAAGCAGGTCCTTTTAATATAGTTTGTGTAGTAGGGTGTTCTTCTGCCGTATCATAGAAAGGTAAACTTAAAAATGGTGTTCTATTTCTTAATGTATTTCCACTCTCAGCATATATTCTTGCATGAGCAAGATACGATTTATATTCTTTGTCTGCAACAACAGGTCTTAAACCATGTTCAAGCATAGTTACATGTATAGCTTCTGTTATGCCATTTGTAATATACACATAAGGAAAATTTTTAAGTCCTTTTACTTTAAACTTGCCTTTATTAAACCATTCAGGAAAAGACCTAATAAATGATTTGACCATTTCTTCTTTATTTTGAGTTATATAATCATGGTCATAAACATCATTAAAATATCTTTTAATGGTATCTGTAACTTCAGGAAATTGAATAGGGTATGTTGCTGTTAAATACATTCTTTAATATTCTCCATAAATTTGTGATAATCTTCTTGCGTCATTATATAAGGCAAACAATATACAGCTGTTGTCATATTTTCTGAGCCGTCTTCTAATATGTAACCTCTTTCTCTCATCTTCTTTATAAATGTTAATGATTGTTTTGGTGTTTCAAAGTCTATTGCACCCATACAACCAATCTGTCTATGTTCTTTTACATTTTCTAATCTAATACTAAATCTATCATGGTTAAGCAACCATTCGTTTCTTTGTTCTAATTCTTTTAACATTACAAAACCTGCACTAGAACCAACTGGATGACCTGAAAAAGTAAAACCGTGATTAAACATTTTATTTTGTTTCTCAATTCTTTCATTTATTAAACAAGCACCCATTGGAAAGTATCCGTTTGTTATTGCTTTGCCTAATACTAATATGTCAGGTTTAAAATTATATTTTTCAAAACCAAACAAAGGTCCTAACTTTCCAAAACCTGTAACTGTTTCATCAAGTATAACATAACCACCAGATTCTTGATATTCTTCTAAAATATCCCAGCATGAGTGTTCCCATTCATAAACACCACCTGCACCAACAACTGGTTCTATAATTACAAATGATAAATCAAAAAGACCTTTACAGTTAGCATATAAATCATCTGCTCTTTCAAACTTGTAAATACTCATAGGGTTTTGAATACCCCAAAACTTATTAATACCTTGGTCTGAAACATTGGCACTTAATATAGTAGAACCATGGTAACTATGTTCGCCACATATTGCAACATTTTTACCTGTAAGTTTTATAGCAGTTTCTACGGCAGTCGAACCAGAGTTTGTAAAGTAAACTCTATTCATATTTGTTTTTTTACATAATGCTTCGGCATATCTTTCTGTAGTCTCACTTTGATTGCCTGAAAAATTACTTGCATAAGGAAGTTTATTAAGTTGATTTGTCATTGCAGCTTTCATAATGTCATTACTATAACCTAAAGGTGTTGTCCATAATCCTGACATTGTATCTGTTAAAAGCTTGCCATTCTCCAGAGTAAGTGTATAATCTTTAGCTGAGACCACCCTATCCGTGTGAGAATTAAGTTTAGCAAACGACATTATTTCTTTCGACATAATAGATACCCCCTATAGTCTGGTGTTAAATCTGCCATACTTGCAACCTCATAACCTAAACGCCTATTAAAATCTACATGCTTTCTGTTACAACAACTCCAGTTTACAGACCATAAATCTTTTGTGTATTCAGGAAGATATCTTCCTAATTTTATACCTGCACCATGTTTAGATGATTCTAAAAAACCATCATACATTTCATTCTCGCAAATAGTATAAAAATATACTGCTTCTAATCCACTATGTCCAAAATGTCCTAACCATTGCTCAGGACTAGTATAGAATTTTTTAAGTTGAGGCCAATACTTACTACCAATTAACAAATGTTTTTTCCACTTATAAAAGTCTTGGTGCCATTCGTCTTGAAAGTTAAATGTAAGGGCTTGAGCAGTAGTAATTTCTTTAATCAATTGGTATCCTATTCATCACTCTTTTATCCATTTTATCAAAAGCCCACCTTTTATGTAAAGTCAACCATTGGTCACTTAATACTAAATCGCCATCCTCCCAATCATGGTGGTACTGGTATTTCTCTTGCATACAATGGCTTTGTAACATATCAAATAATTCTTGGTCGCCATTCCAGGCCATTATTTGATAGAATGGAAAGAACATTCCAGTAAGTCCTGCCTTATTTGTATGTATTAGATTGTGTATTAGTTTCTTATTATGATGTTCTTTAAAAAAAGGGTCTGGTGTATATAATCCTTTCTTAAATCCACATGTAAAAGTTATATCTTTAATTTGTTCTTTAATATCATCTGACAAGTCTTGATATGCCTTATAGTTGTCAATCCAACTTGTTCTACTTCCTTTTGTTCCTTCTTTCGCATAAATCCAAACAATACCTGCTCTATCGGGGTCGCTAGGTTTATTAGCATGCCAATCTAGTGTTTCGTCTGTTCCGAATAATGCACCTCTGGTAACTCTTTGCATACCAGGAATAATTCTCATTACACTATGTCTATCATCATCTGGTTTAAAAACAGGACCAATATCTTCTGCAATTTTCATTTGGTCTTCTGGACTTACATCAAGGCCTAATTTTGTTGCTACTATTCTTTCTTTATATATTACTTCTGCTGAAAATTTTGACATACTATCCTCATACTTTCTTCATTACAATTTATATTCATTACTAACATAGTTGTATCATCATCAAAACCAAATAAACTATGTACTTTGTTTGTGTTAATAAAATAAGCTCTACCCTCATCTAACATTTGTAAATGATTATCTAACATAAACACATGGTAAGGAAAATTAAAGTTTTTAATAGGCACCAGAATTCTAAAGTTTTTTTGTTCTAAACTTATTTGGTCTCTATGTGGTGGAAAGAAACCACCTTTTCTTATGTTTATAAAGTGTGTTCTTTCTAAATGTTTTCCCCAAGGTTCTACTAATTTTTGTGTCTCTTCACTCTTATAGTAAACATCTGTAAAAGTTTTAAAACTAGATTCTTTATATTGAGTACCGTGTAATTTATTATACTGATAAAATGAATCTAAATCAATACCACCTAGTTTGCCATCTAAACTTGTAACACTTAATCCGTATCTATTGTTTGGTGTTCTTGGATTGTATTTGTGCCAATCAAAGTCTTTTATTTCCTCTTCTAGTTTTTTAATATGACATTTAAACTTCAAAGGTATAATATCACCATATCTTAATAATTTTTCGTACATTATATTCCTACCACCATAAATCTTTTAAATTTTCCAAGGTCTAATTCTCCACTCCAATGAATTGTTTTTAGACCACACTTCTCTTCAAATTCTTTTAAGTCTCTATTACAATTTATATGTTCCGTTAACTCGTTATAATTATTAGATTGTAAAATAACCAAAGCTCTTTTCTTTCTTTTAGATAACCATTCATCTAATACTTTTTGTTCTATGTGTTCACATGAGGTACAAATAATAATATTATAATTATGTGTGTATTCAAAATCACTTATATTAGCAGTTTTGAATTTTACATTTTTATGTAGATGTTGGCCTATCTCTTGACATTTTGGATCCATATCAAAACTAGTAACTTGAAATTTAGTTTCCTCTTGTATCTTTGAAGCAAGTAAACCATACCAACCAGCAGCCACCAAAATATTTGGTACTTCATATGCACTAAAGAAATTGCTGGCATTTTCAATTAACCAGTCTTTACTTTTCTGTTGATTATCGTTATATGAGTTTGCAATAGATTTAACAATCTCATCTTCGCTAGATTTACCTAGAGCCTGTAATAGGTCATTATTATTATAATATGCCTTACTCAATTTTTTAACAAAATCATCATTAGTAAATTCACTAATCACTTTAAATATATTCATCATAACAATACTATTTATACCTCTCCTAGGAGCTGCCTAAATATGGATTAGATGATGAAAGATAATGGAACTTATTGCCCTTTGATATTCAACGAAATCTATGCCGACAGCTCTGGCGAATATAGATTATGTTGTCATGCTAGAACTACACCAGTTTCTAGGAAATACAAATCGCAAACACACAAACCTTTTGAATACTTTAACTCACCAGAAATGGAAGAGAAAAGGAACGCTGTGCTTTGTGGAGAAAAGTTGCCAGAATGTATAAAATGTTATACAATGGAAGAATCTACTGGTACATCATACAGGACAAAAGCATTAAAAAGATTAAAAAACAAAATGCCACCATTAAGTGTAGATAAAGTTACACTCAAATTAAGAATTAATGGTACCTTTTGTAATTTAAGTTGTTATATGTGTATACCTTACAACTCTTCTACAAGAAGAAATGAAATGAATAAAATATATCCAGAAGGCTGGGACTTCTTTTCTGAAAGTGATTATGTATCAGTAAAAAGTAAAGAATGGTATTTGATTGTAAATGACATAATTGATAACATTGAAAGAGTTGACACTATTCATATTACAGGTGGCGAACCTTTACAGTTACCTAAACATTGGGAAATGTTAGACTTAATACCAGAAGAACATGCCAAAAATATAGAGTTGCAATATGACACGAATTTTACAGAGCTTAGATATAAAAACCATTCAGTATGGGATATAGAAAACAAGTTTAAAAAAATACATTGGGGTATATCATGTGACCATTATGGTAAAAAATTAGAATATATCAGATATCCTATTGACATTAAAAAATTTGAAGCTAATTTACGAGAGACTAAAGACTTTCAAACAAGAAATCTAAATTGTACAACCTCATTATTAAATGTGGAAGACTTGACATCAATTAAAGATTACTACAAACAAAACTTTAATATAGAAGTAAAATTTACTAGTGTTGTTATGACACCAAAAATATTATCAATAAGAAATCTACCAGAGGAGAAAAAACAACAACTTATTAATAGATACGAACATATACCAGAGTTTGCTTATGTATTAAGTGAATTGAAAAAAGGAGGAAACTCTACAGACTTAAAAGCAGGTATAGAGTATATGAAAAAACTTTCTAAACAAAGAAATATGAACCACGCTGAACTATGGCCACAATATGATAACTAGACGAAAATGTATTAATTTAGATATAACTTATAGATGTACTTTACAATGTTCAAAGTGTAATAGAGAAATCTTTAGACAAAGAGGACAAAAAGTACCAGGCCATGATATGTCTATGGAAGAGTTTAAAAAGATATATGATTATTTTGATGAAATAACTTTTTGTGGTCAAGTATCAGACCCTATCTTTAATCCAAATTTTATTGACATGTTAAAAATGTGCCATGATAGAAAAGTTAATATACATACGGCGGCTTCGCATAAACCTTGGGACTGGTATATGAAAGCCTTTGACGCCTGTAAACACGCAAGGTGGGAGTTTGGTCTTGATGGCGTACCAGAAGAAAGCCACAAATATAGAGTAAATCAAGATGGTTCTAAAATATGGGATTTAATGTGTGCTGGTAGAGAAAAAGGTCTTAAAATAGTTTGGCAATATCTTGTCTTTGATTATAATGAAAATGACATAGACGCTTGTAGGCAAATGGCAGAATTTAAAGAGATAATGTTTAAGACAACTTTATCATCTAGGTTTAGTATTGAACAATCATTAAAACCTAAAAATTCTGATTTAAGATTAGATACTCATAAACATAAGGCGGGACAATGAACAAATTAAAACCTCAATGTTTATATAAACACGATAAACAAGACCATTCAAAAACATATGGTCATAGTGCTAAAGGTTTTATTTTACCTTGTTGTTGGTGTGATACAGTTAATCCAGAAACCGACACTCAATTAATGAAGTTAATGAAAGAAGAATTGTTGTTAGAAAACAATAACTCAATAGAAGATATTATAGACTCTCCAGAATGGAATGAGTTTTATACAAATATTACGACACCAGAAAACTATGATAAGGTGCCAAAAGTATGTAAAAGATATTGTACAGTTAATGATGATGGTACACAAAAATTATGGAAAAAAGAATTTAAATATGGAGCAGACGGAAAGTTAGTTAAATGATAAAAATATTTACAGTATATTTTGAAGGCAAATATAAACCAGAGTATGTATCTAAACTCTATAGAGGACTAAAAGCAAATTGTAAAGTACCTTTTGAATTTATTTGTTTGTCTGATACAAAAGAAGTTGAAGCTGATAGAGTTATTATGTTGCCAAAATGGTCTAATATAAAACTGCATTGGCATAAACTAAAATTCTTTAGCCCTTTATTTGGAGACCAAAAACCTGGTGATGATATCATAGTATTAGATATTGACCAAATTATAGTTAATGATGTTACAGAAATGATTAACTATCCTGTAGGAGAAAACGAAATAGTTACTTACAGAAAATGGTGGAAGAAAGGCGACCCCAATTCAGGCAATACAGTTAGATTAAATGGTGGTTGGTACAAATTTAAATCAGGTTCTTTAAAATTTGTTTGGGAGAAATTTACCAAATCATCAAAGAGTATTGACAAGTGGTGTTTACACTATTTTAAGAATGGTACAGTACACTATAAATATTATGGAGAACAAAACTTTGTTGAAGATACTTGCCTAGAGAATGGTGTAAAAATAACTCACATGCCTGGCGAATGGATTGTTAAAGTCAATAGTGAAAAAGATAGAAACCACTATCATCAATTAAAGTATATGAAAGAGTTTGGTAAAGAATATATGATACTTGATAAACCACATGATGATATTAAAATAGTACATTTTGCTGGTGCTGAAAAATTAGATACAATACATGATTGTGATTTTGATTGGATAAAGGATTATTGGAAATGATACCTGAACAAATCTTCATAGATAAAGATGTTAACAAAATAGCTATTAGTAATTCTGGTGGTTTAGATTCTTCTTTAATGACTTATCTATTATGTAAATATATAACTGATAATAATTTAAATGTCGAAGTTTATCCTATGCACGGTATTGACAATACAAGACCAACATCTCCAGAAAATGTACAAAACATTATTAATTTTTTAAGAGAACAATTTCCTAAAGTAAAAATACACGATATGCTTACATGGGATAATACTAAAGATTGGATTGTTCCTAAAACTAAAAAAGACTCAGCAGGTTTAACTAAACATTGTGTAGAAAATAATATAACTCATATCTATGGTGGAAGAACTGCAAATCCACCACCAGATGTTATGCACCAAATTGGAATGAAAGCTATGCAATCTGAAAGAATACACAATAACGACAAAGATATTTCTGAAAGAATTAGAGGTGGTTATTTAATAAGACCTTGGGTTAATGTAGATAAAAAGTTTATCTATGACTTATATGTAAAGTTTAATTTATTAGAAACATTAGCACCTTTAACATGGAGTTGTATTGGTTTTGCTGACGCTACAAACTTCTTTTCCAAACCTTGTGGTAAATGTGAATGGTGTAAAGAGAAAAAATGGGCATTTGGTTATGATTGATGTAGAAGACTATAGAATAAAAAAAGCAGAAATGGTATTCATGTCGTTATCAGGTGGTGCTGATTCGGCAATTCTATTCTATCATGCCTGTGATGTTATGCCTGATAAAACATTTTTAGTTTGGTCAGGTTCAGATATTGGTAGACCTAATTTAAAAGAGGCCAAGGCAGTATATAATTTTGTTAAAGAAAAATATCCAAAAGTAAATATATTACCTCATCATACATTTGAGTATAGTGTTAGAAAATATCCACAAACTATAGACCAAACAAAAACTGAATGGGATCCTAAAAAAGACCCTAAATCAATCTTTCATAGACAAGAAGAATTAAAATTAAAAATTGTTCACGAACCAGATTTATGTTTAAACGGTATGACTTCACATCCACCAGAAGAAGCAATTAAAGAATTTAAATTAGATGTTGATGAAGGCCATGGAATATTAGAAAAAAGAAGACAAAAAACAAGAAGTCCTTGGGGGCAAAATATGACACCTAGTGGTAAACATGTTCACTACTATAGTCCTTTTATGCAAAAAGATAAAAGTCATGTTAAAGATATGTATGTTAAGTATGGTGTTTTAGATACATTATTTCCTTTAACTGCCAGTTGTATTGGTTGGCCAGATAAAGTAACACTACCTTGTAAAGTATGTGTTTGGTGTAAAGAGAGACTTTGGGCATTTGGAACTTATTAGATGAAAATATTAATTTACGGACATAGTGGTTCCGGTAAAACCACATTAGCAAAACAACTTGCTGAACATTATAAGATACCAAACTTTAATGGTGATGATGTAAGAAAAATGTTTAATGATTGGCACTTTGAAATAAACGGCAGAAAAATACAAGCAATGAGAATGAGAACTTTATCTAATATGGTTGAAGATTGTATTGTTGATTTTATTTGTCCTTTAAATCACTATAGAAAATATTATGATTACACCATCTTTATGAACACCATAGAAAAATCAAAATATGAAAATACAAACTTAATATTCGAATCAGGTGAACCTAACCTAGAAATTAAAAATTGGAAATATAATATAAAGGAAATAATTGATGAGATTAATTTGTTGTAATACAGGCGAAAGATTTGGTCAATGGTATGTTGACAATCTAAAACATATGATAGATACATACTCTGGTTTAAAGTATGATAGTTTTGAAGTTATTACGGAAGAACTGTACGAGGGCGTTTTTAATAAACTTCAAATGTTTGATAAGTTTAGAGACGGAGAAAACCTATACTTTGATTTAGACATTGTTATAAAGAATAAAGTACCTGATTTAATTAGAAAAGATGTAACTGTATTGAATGCCTGGTGGAGAGAACAAGAACATACACCATTAAACTCTTCTATTATATCTTGGACAGGAGACCAATCATACATCTATAAAAAGTTTATGGAAAATCCTGACTATTATCAAGTTAAGTATAATAGAGGTATAGACCAATTTTTACATGAGAACTTTGATATTAAAACTTATCCAGATTCAACTTACTATTCTATAAAAGGTCGTGAGTATGATGAAGAAGATACAAACTACAGTATTTGTATTTTTAATCAAAGAAAAATATTAATGGAAGATGGATGGTCAGGTTGGTGGAAAAAATACTTTATTGAGAATTTTTAATTTTATAAACTATACTTAATGCCTCAAATGGTGTTTTAGCTAATCTTAATTGTTTTTTCAATTCAGTATCTTTAGATTGTTTGATAAAATCTTGTTCAAAACAATACAACTTTAAATTAAATAACTTTTCTAAATTATCTTCGTCAAACTCCACAAAGAACTCATACATTTCTTTAAAGTATTCTTTACTCAAATCACTAATAACTTTTTGTGCTAACTCTTCTTCTTTAGCAGCTCTCATTATACCTTGATTAAAGGCTTTCTTTTGTTCTTTTAAATATCTTTTTGTGTTTGAGTGTATAGTTTCTATATCAACTACTTTAGATAAATCTTGATAAACAGGATGTTCGGGATTAAAATGAATTGCTTGTACACCTTCTTTTGTGGTTACCTCTATTAATGTTCTATTGGCATCCAAAAAGTGTGCGTTGATATAATTGTCTTTCGTAATCTGCATAATATAAACCTTTATAATGTATTACTTGTCTAAATTCTTTTTTACTTCTTCGCCTTTTTTTGTAAGAACTAATCCTTCTCTTTCAGCAATTTCAATAACATTTCTTTCAAATGATTTTCTTTGTGCTTTATGAAAAGAGTATGTATTTGCTTTTAAATCTTCTGTAGTAACAATAGTTAACAGTTGTTTACCTACATCACTTTCCCAATCAGCTGGCATAATAAAAGGAATAATTTGTTTTCCTTCTCTTAAAAGAACTTCAACTTGCGAATGTTCTCCATCTAGGTAATGAGCAGATACATAATTGTTTTTTGTAATATTCATAAAATTATTTATCCTTTTAGTATTGAGTTATTTTCAAATACCATGTTGTACCTGTAGTTACTGAACCACCAGGAAACTCTTGAGCTCTGTAGTCATCACCAACTTGGTTTGTTGTATATGTTGAACCGTTTAATACAGTATTTGCTATAGCAGTACCAATTGTATTTCCTGTTCCGTTTATGTTGTAAGTAATTCTGGAACTAGTAGAGTTAACAGCTGCATATCTCATCATAGTTTTTAAATAAGCACTAAATGATGAATTTGAAATTTGTTGTAAATCATTATCACTTCTAACTGTTAACATTTCTGGATAAGATTGTGCGTTACCATTTTGTTTATGTATGTAAAAAGAAGTAACAGTAAAAGGTTGGTCTAACGCCTCTGGAATACCAGCTGCCGTATAAGCACCTGTATTTGCTCTAGTGTCAATAAAAACTGGATTGCCGTCTACCAAAGTTGCACCTGAAACACTATTTGATGTTGCTAAGAAATAAGCACCACCTTGTTGATAAGTTGTAGAACCAGTTGTAATCTGGTCAATAGCAGGAAAAATAAAAGTATCCATCATATCTGTTTGTGTCATTGCTTTAAAATTACCACCGTCATAGTAAATAGGAAATTTTATATTATTTGTATCTGCTTCATTAGATAAACTGCCTGTTGTATTTAAATTTATACAAGCATAGTTTACAGAAACAGTTGTTGGGTTTGCTGTTGTACCTGAACCAGGAAATGATGTACTGTTACTTGAATAAGAACCGGCCTGTAATCTAGTATCTGTTTGAGTACCTAAATTACCACCACTTGAAACTCTACTTAAAGTTACAGACGGTGCCGTACCATATTGGTAAGCACATTCATCCAAGATTGTTTGTTTTTGAGCGGCTGAAATTTCTCTTATGTTGCCGTTGTCATAATATAGTGGAGTACGAACTGCCATAGTTTACTCCTATGTTCCAGCGGCATACAAAGTCTTTACTGCTGTACCGGCTGAATTGTAAATGATTAATGTTTGTAGATTATTTAATTCTGCTGAACCTACTGAATCATCTGCCATATGAGTAAGTGTTACAACATTAGTTGAACCAGTTGTAATGACCGTTCCATCTTCGTTTGGTAATAAGATTGTTCTATCTGCTGTAGGGTTAACTACATTTAAAGTTGTTTCGTTTGCGTCATCAGCTGAACCTTCAAAGGCAATAAATTTATTCTGTGCTAATACAAGAGTAGAACCAAATACAGTAAATCCTGATGATGATTCAATGTTATTATTACCTGATGGATTGATTGATGTAACACCAAAAGTTGCCGTACTACCGGCAGTTATTGTGCTTGAAACTTGTAAAGCGTCATTGATATTAACTACTGTTGAATCGCTTGAAGATAATTGATTGTTTTCTATTCTTAAAGTACCTGCATTAAAAACACCTGGAACTGTTAAAGCACTTGGTACTGTAACCTGACTACCAAATGACATTGTAACTGTATCAGGTGAACTTACTGTAGCTGTAATTTGATTTGATGTACTTGCAAATTTAATTGTTTGACCAGAACCAACTGCCTGTGTAGCAGAAGCGTCATCTTCAATTATGAAACCTTGAGCAGCCGTTACAACAGCGTTAATCTCATTAACTGCACCAATAACCGAGGTTGCTGATAATGAATTGTCTAGTGTTGCAATATCTCCAAAATCATTAGCCGCTAAGCTATTGATTTTGACACGCATTTGTTCAAGTGTATCTGTTTTTTCTATACTTGTTACAGCCATATTATTTTACCATGTCCTTTATCATCTTTTTAATTTCAAATAATTCTTTCTTTAGACTATTTATCTCTCGGCATGTACGCCTTATTTGATTACTTTGTTCTTGTCTTTCTCTATGTCTGAACATGTATAATTCATATTCTGACTTATTTGTGTTAATAATAGCATTTGTTTCTGTATCTCTTACTAAATCATTAAAATTTTCAACACGAAGTTTTGCCATATTATACCGCCAATGCTATTCCTCTCATATCCTTAATTACTGGTGGATAAGATGAATTTGTTCCTTTTAGTACAATCTTAATTTGAAAAGCACTAAAAGATTCAATATCTGATTTTGAATATTTATATTCTCTAAATGTAAGGTTATCTTCTGCTGGTGCTACTGCTGTATCTTCTTCGCCAGCAAGATTGAAAGGTGTCCATGCAACATTTTCAATATCTCTAGATTCAGCGGCTGAAGTTGCTCTAAAGTAAACTTCAACGCTTGATGTTGTTCTTACATTTGAAGTTAATCTAACATCTAAAGCAGTTGCTGGATTTTCTAATGTAACTGAACGAGTACAGTAAACAGCACTTGATGATGTTCCTGTATTTTTAGTATCATCAACAAAGTCTGGTGTATTACCACTTGTTGGTTGATTTAATCTATTTTGAATTGCATATACACTCATTCTTTGAGTATCAATAGCAGGAGACAATTTAGTGTTTGTAGTTGTAAATGTACAGTTAATCATTAATGATTTAGCACTTGACATTTCATTTGTTTCATTTATTGTACTTGCGACCATTTGAGGAGCAGTAAAGTAAATATTATCATTTGCGTTTACACTAATTGCATTAGCAGCTGTTGTTAAAGCAAATTCTGATTGTGTTCCGTGTAATGCTTTACCACTTGTTGGTCTCATTGTATAACCAATTGATGTACCAGGAACTTCCATAGTTTGTACTGCAATTTGAGAAACATCCATCATTCTATTTTGTGTAGCAGCTACTACTGCACCACCAACATCACCTGAAGCTGTTGCATTTGAACCTAATGTAATATCATAACTATCTAAAGTTATATTTGAAATACTTGTATGTGTAGTATTGAATAGTGAATGTGCAAGACCATTGTAAGTGCCACTTGCTACACCTGAAATTGTAACATTGTTTGATGTGCCGTGCATACCATGGTTTGGATGGAAAACTCTAACTACACCTGAACCACTTATTGTTCTAAATGGATTTGCTCTTAATGTTCTTGTTGGTAATGCGTCATTAGCTAATGAAACTGTACCAGTAGTTTGACTGAACTCAGCTCTATTTAAAATAAACTTAGCGTCTTCGTTTTGTTCAGCAACCCATGTTGAACCGTTTTGTGATTTAAATAAAACACCAGTATAAGGTTGTTGAGAGATTGTTCTATCAGAACCTAATACTTTTTCTCCAAGTCTACCAACATACATGTTATAGTTATTTGAGTTTGCTAATACAACAAAACAATACTCAACATTTTCTTGTATGTAAACTGGACTATCAAAAGTAAATTTAGTTGCAACATCACCTAGTGAACTTGTACTTACTGAACTAGGATTTAAAGTTTTTTCTGAAAAAGGTAATATTGTTTTTCCAGGATAACCATTTACAACTTCTCTAATTTGTACAGTTATCGGAACATTATCATCTTTAGTTGAGAAATATAAATCTATATCAGTTAAGAAAACACCACCAACATCATCAATTAAGAATGTTTGTGCTAATGGGTCAACCCAACCAATCGTTCTCGTAGAATCTCTAGTTGATGTTCTAGCAATTGTTCTAGTATCGCCTGTTACTGTTTCTCTAACAAGTCTAGGCTGTCTAGTTGAAATAATTGTATTTTGTACAGTTTCTAAAATACCTCTAGCAACATAATCTGCTTCTGCTGAAGTTTGAACTGAACCGTCTAGTTGCGAATTTGTTGAACTGTCTGTTAATCTGAATACTCTTTCACCTGTACGCCATCTTGGATTTGCGTTATTAGTTGGGTCAGGAATTGCAAAAGTACCTGATACAGAACCGTTAGCGTCTGTAACTAAATTACCACCAAGTGAACCACCTGTAGGAGTACAATAAGCTGTAATTGCTTGTTCATCAAAGAAAGGATAAACTCTTGTAAAAGGTTTCATTCTTGTACCAGTAAATGTAATTGTTCTACTTCTAATAAATGGAACAAATGCAACTGAAATAACTCTATCGCCAATACTGTTTCTTACAACTTGAGGAACTAATCTTTGTCTAATACCTGAACGAGTTTGATTTACTTGTTGAACTGTAGTAACTTCTGTTCTTCTAAAGACTCTTCTACCACTTCTTTGGTTACCTGAAACATCACGACTTTGTTGGTCTATTGGTTGACCTGACCAAGAATCTTGCCATTCATTCCAAACTGTTCCAATCTCAACACCATTTAATGCTTCATTACCTAAACCTGAAACTAAAGTATCAAAACCACCTGTGTTATTAATAACTAGCTCTGGACTTCTTTCTGTTTCTTTCCATTCATCTGAATCTGGAGTTAATGCAACTGAACCTGACCAGTTGAAAATATCAAATGGGTTTACATTTTGAGTTTTACTTGCGAACGGTTGTGAAATTAATGTTGTAGCTGAATAAGGCAAAGTTAGTAAGTCACCAGTTTTTTGATAACCATTAACTGCTCTGTCAGCAGGAACTAATGCTGTTCCGTCATCATCAATTTCTATAAGTGAAACGGCGTCCTCGTTAAACATAGGTCTTAATTCACCTTTTGCCATGTCCATTGAAACTTTGTAATCTTTATTTCCTACATTACCAATACCATGACCTGTAAAGTTATCTACGATAAATCCATTTTTAAATCTATCA